TTTTCTTTAATTCCTGACATTTGATTATTAACTGGCGCTTTATTCCATTGATTTTGTTAATTTTTTAAATCAACCAAATTCAATATACCGTCTCTGGTACCGTTTGGGGAAGAAGTTAACCCGGCTTTGCAGTGGCACGGCAGGAATCGACAGCAGCATTCAGCTCTTTCTCGTAACCGATGCGCTGGTGACGCTCAGCACGCAACGCCCGCATCTGTTTATCGATGGAAGAACCGATCGGCAACCGGTCCACTGCGAAGGCTGGCGCTTCGATTACACCAGGATCACATGGTACCTGCACCGGGACTTTCACTTCAACATAAACTGGCTCCGGAACAGCGGCGCGCCCAGAGCAACCGGTCAGGACGAAAACCAGAATTATCATTAGCCATTTCATTTCGCACGCTCCCGCGCCAGCTCAGCATCGAACGCAGATGATGCAGCGGCGCAAACGTCAGGACTGTCTACACGCTCGGCCAGAACGTCACTGGCTTTGCCGTAATCATCCTTTGCTAATTCTCTGGCAGCGGCCACGGCATCCTTAGCGGCCCTCTCCCTGTCCGCTCCCGCCTGCTGCAGCGCGGTTATTGCAGCGTTCTGCGAGATAATGGTGGCATTGGCCTGATCCTTCAGGCTGCTGCATTTGGAAAGTGAGTCATTCAGCTTGTCGATGGTGGGCTGGTAATGCCGTCCGGCCAGCCACGCACCGAGGCCAACAACAGCACTTAGCGCCAGCAGAACGATGATGATATAGGCGATGCCTTTTACGGGGTTAGACATAATACCTTCTCCTTATTACGCCGAGTGACCAGGCCGGGCAACACCTTGCCGTCGGCGTACACCCAGCGCGGTAGCTGATTACACCCATCGGTGATCCGGCCCTGCCTGAACATCCAGAACATCGTGGACTTCTGCATTGCCGGACAGCCCATGTTAAACGTCACGCTCACGGCAGCATCAAACGCCCCCTGCTTCAACTTATCGCCGTTGGCATAACGGTTAACGCACTTCTCCGCATCAAGGATGTTCCTTTCCCAGTCAGCGGCGATCTGCGCATCAGTCTTGCGGATACCCGGCTTGACGCCGTGCGTGTTGCCAACGCCATCAGTCCAGACATCTGCCGGGCATTTGTACGGGTCACGCTGGCAAGACTCAGCATTACCGATCAGTTCCAGCCCCGGCTCACTGGTTCTGACCTGCCCGCTGGCCACCACCATGGCGATGATTGCCATGACAGAACAAACAGATGCACCGGCTTTACCGGCCTTCCTGATGGCGCTCATGCGTCGTTGCTCGCACGTTTCAATGCTTCGTGGACTATCTCAATTGCGGCGGGAGGTTTCGCGGGGTCATAATTTCTGAGGAATTCGGCATACAAATCTGTACGCCTTTGCATATCTGCAATGGACGCCAGCTTTTCAGCCCGGTTAACACGAAAGGTTCTGATAGTGAAGATTGCGCCGACAACGGTACCGATGATGAAGGTGTAATCCTGAAGTGAGAGAAGTGCAGTACCAGCGGTAACGGTAGCCCAGAGATAGGTTATCCAGCTACCGATGGTATTTAATGCGTTTTGTATCCAGCTTTGAACTTGGTTCATGATGCGGCCCCTTTTAAGTAGGTGCCATCATGATACACAATATTCACATACGGATAAAAATTACCTTAATTTAATACATACCATTCGTTTGAAGACTGATCAGATAACGCAGGCGACCAGCCTTCTAACTGCCCATTTTCGCTATGCAATGTCATATCACTTTCTGAACCTGTTGATAATTCAACGTATGCGCCATCACCAAGCCTGGAGGCCGATATTTTAGCGCCTGATTTTATTGCGATTAATGCTTCATCCCATGTCATATGATGCCCTTAGTAGTCACGAACTGCTGCTGAAGTACCAATCCCTGCCGTGTAAACCAGGTCACCTCGCTTAGTAGAGATAGGCGTGATTAACTCAAACTCTTGGCGCACATCATACCAAGTCGATGCATAACTCAAATTATCTGTGATGGAATTAGGCCAGACGACTCCGAGGTTGTTTTTGCCTTTCACTGTCCCCTTAGGATACAGCGTTGCTGAACCAAGTATTTCTGTTGTCCAGCTTGAATTAAAGAACTGATAATCTCTCACATCAAATCTAAGCGATATACCAACATTAGCGCCATTATTTGCAAGGCCAAGATCGTGATCAACGCCTGCTGATAATGTACCACCACCAATAACATCAATGTTTGTCGTCTTGCTTGTGCTCACGTTGAGGATAAATGTGGCATATGATGGAGATGGTAGAGTTATCTCAGACGAGAACCAGTTATCCTTACACAATGATTTTGCAGATGAACCTGCGCCAATACCGGTTAAGCCACCATGAAATCCACCAACCCCTAACATGGCATAAACACCATAAGTGTTATAATTATTAGACGGAACAACATCAAATGAAAACTGGTTTCCAGAAACCTCTATATAGCCGTTATTATTCGCTATAAATAAAACCATAGTATTAACCAGAGAGTTACCTTTAAATATTAAATTGTGTGCTGCTCCGTTCTGGTTAATGAGAGACACAAAACCTATTGATTTAAACCTGCAACCTTCGATTAATATATCTCTGGCGTTATTGTTCTGCCCTGAGTTATTGAATCTAGCAAGTCTCCCCAAGGTGTTATCTACAACTGCGTCGCAGTTAATAAATGAAACTTGTGAGTTATAAAAGAAAGTTGCCAGGCAACCATTAGGGAAATTCTTGGCATAACAGCCATATGCTCTGCTGTTAGTACACCCTTCGAAATCAATTCCTACATCGCTATGCGAAGGATCAATAGCAGTTACAGAGCAGTTCTCAATTGTAATGTTGTGGCCCATTGAACCCCAAACACCAGCCCATACGACGCTTGCAACAACATTTTTAAAGGTAATCCCTGTGCACTTGCGCTCATTACCCATGGCTCCATCTATGGAGAAATTAGAGTCCCCACCCCAGAACATGCCTGCATAATAATAGCCATATGCATTTACATCAGAAACAACCCCGCCATCAGTGAACCTAATGCAAATGAATGCCCCAGTAGATGAACGGGTCACAACCTGACCTGTAATAAAGCGAACGTTTATATTTTTAGATCTGGTTGATGAGGTGCTGCTTCCATATGCGCCAGTTCCATCTTGCACATTAAGAAGTCGCGGACCTATAGCGCGCATATATTCAATAATTAAATTGCTTGTTGCACTCTGCACGGCTACAAGCACAATAGTGTCATTTGCATAGTTATGGGTGCCGCCGGAAATGATAATATTATTGACGCCTGTGCACTTAAAACACCATGCTTCCTGTGAACTTCCGCTAGACCCTGAGTTATTTACCCACGTAATAACTGCGGCTGAGTCGAACAATAGCTGAGTATTACTCGGCAAATTAATAGTATTACAGGTGAAAGAGTAATTACCTGCTGGGATTCTAACAGTTTTACCGGTGGCTATTGCTCTCATCAAAGCTGTTGTATCAGTACCAAAATCTAATAAGCTAACTGAGTCCCTCATCTTATCCTGGAACGTACGATACACCGCACCAGAGCCAGCCTGAATAAACCATCCAAAACCACCAATCACCCCTGAAATAGCCTGATCCACATAGCTTTTCATGGAGCGGTTATTTACTGCGTCTTGCTCGCTTGCAGGGTCTGCAAGATTGGCGATGCGGTATTGTTTGGCATCATAGAACTTTGACTTAATCGTCGGGCGCCTCAATGCCAAGCCAAGCCAACTGGTGACCTGCTGAACGAGCATTGTCAGGTAATCGAATGCATCTTCGTGAACCTCGGCAAAGAAGGTTCCCTGATTACGCAGGTCGGTATCCTGTATCGCAGCCAGGTCACGTTCAATAACCAGTGAGTAACCATTCGGAAGTGATTCTGGCAACACGACAGAACCGCCATTGTATGAGCCAGCACCGGTAACCGTGTAGTCAGTGCCAAGCACCAGAACTGTCTCAACTTCCAGAAGGTCAATCCGTGTAACAGTTAAGTTTGCTGAATTCAATATGCGAAATGTGTAAGGGAAAACGGTGGTAACGCCGTTCCCCGTGTATGCGGCTTGGTTAACCTCGGTTGAAACAGTCATGGTGCGGCTCCGCGTTGGTGGTTATCCGCACATCTTACCGCCTATTTACCCTTATATGAATTTTAATTACCCGTGAAGATAATTATCATTACCGTATGGGTAATTTCCTAATTTACGTGCATTTACCCCCCTTACGTAAAAAGCAGATTATGATATATGTATAAACATACAGTATTTTAATTGGAGGTAAATTTTATGCGAGCTGGGGAAGTAAACGAATATCACTATCCGTGCACAGATGATTATTCAGAACAGGTACATACGCCAGAAGGCGTTGCCGGGCTAAAGACAGGGTCAAATATTGAGAGGCTCCTGCTTCAGCTCTATGAAGAAGGTTATGACATCTCGGGTGCGATGACTGAGCTGAAAGCCCTGCTGAACTATGTCACCAGCAATCAGGAGACGCTGCGAGATATTGAGACGCACCTCACATACTTGTTGCAGAAGGCGCGCAGCGAGATGTGATCGTTACCGGTCCCGCGCCGTTGTGCAGGCGGCGCTCTCACCCTCTAACGGTAAACATTCCGCATTTATATTGTGAAAAAGTTACCTTTTTGGTAAGTTTACACACCGCAAATAATGCGCCATAGTGGTTATGCACCAGCAAAATCTGGTGCCGGGATTGGAACCCCGAAAGATATGGGCGCACATACACGCGCATCAGCGTGTTTTTTATTTGTGCGGCACAGCTACATCTCAATGGTGGGCTGGGCGGGGCAGCCTTCGGGCTGGCCGGTTTCCTGTATCCCGGTAGTTCCAACCCTGTTCAGCTCACCACCAGCGAGATTGGAACCTCAGGTGGTGACTCCAAAAATTACAGGAGATTCACCATGAAAACGCAAACTTGCACTACCTCATTCAGCTTTGAATCCACGGCCAAAATCCGTACCATTCAGATTAACAATTCACCATGGTTTGTAGCCGCTGATGTGTGCAATGCCATTGGCATTAGCAATAACCGCGATGCGCTTTTGAAACTGGATGACGACGAAAAAAATACTGTCGGTTTAACCGACGGTAATCGTGGCAACCCTAACGTACAGGTTATTTCCGAGTCTGGCCTCTACACCCTGATCCTGCGCTGCCGCGATGCGGTGACACCTGGCACTATCCCCTATCGTTTCCGCAAATGGGTTACCAGCGAAGTGCTGCCGGCCATCCGCCAGACTGGGCAATACTCACAGCGCCAGCCGGAAGTTCTCGCCGATCTGGTCGGCACATCTAACGCCAGCACCATGACCATCCGCGACGGCCGCCGGGGTAAAACTGCCACCACCAGCAAAGCAGCGCAGCGCATTGCCGACGAGTGTGTGCCGATGATCATGAAGGCTGTGCAGAACCAGTATCACTACAGCAACGAGAACGTCGGCCCGGCGGAATTCCTGCCAGCGGTTCTGTCAGATAAAGGAAAGACGCAGTTGCATGCCCTGCTCCGCGAGCTGGCGGAGAACGGCCATGACGTGTCAGGTGCGCATCGTGAACTGGAGATCGTGCGATACATGCTGGCGCAGCAGCAGAAGTTATTGTTGGACATCGCTACCCATGCGGCGTACATCCAGCAGGCTACGAAGATTCAGTAAGCTGATCAGGCGTCGGGATCCCGGCGCCTGTAGAGTATTCTCTGAGTAATCTTTTTTGTTTGCAAATCTACCGCTCTCACGTAGAATTACCAATAAGGTAACCGGATGTCGGTTGAGCAACTTGCTAACCAGCCATTACCTTTTGATAAATATGGGGTGCACATATGCCAAAAAATCTGGTAAATGCCGCAAAGGTTAATGAGGTATTCGCTCATCTGAACGAAGGCCAGGATAACCGTGCCCTGTACTCAGCCTTAGCAAATGGCGTTGATATCACGTCGGAAGTTAAAGGTATGATGCTGGCTCCTGGTTATCGCTTAGTGCGTGTTGAAAACCGCATGCCTGATAGGATTTCTCAGGAACACTTTGAGTTGGCTCTAATCAACGATGTGAGTGAAGATGTTGCGTATTACAACCGGGTAGTCTTCCAGCCCGATGCCGTTTTACGTTGCAGGCCTGTTACTCAAATTCTTGTTTGGCGTTCATTAAAACGCGACCATCGTTCTGTTTTGCATGAGCTGGCTGGGCTGATTTTCTTCGGATATCTATTAGAACGGTATGATGTGATCGTTTCTGATATGAACCAGACTCACGACGGCATGTCCTTCTGGCAAGCAAGGATGTATGATGCCATTGCGTTCGACATGTACGTTTACGCCTACGACATGATGAGCGGAGAGATTAGAAAGATTTCCTCTGAAGATGATGTTGGCGTTCAAGAAACTTGGTTGTGGGGTGATCCGGATCACCATGAAACAAGGTTAGCCATAATTTCTAAAGTTGAGCTGCCAGCAGCATAAAGATAAAGCCCGCGATGCGGGCTTTTTTGTGTCTGGGGTATGGCCACAAAATCCAATTATTCACTGGTAAAATTTAACTTAAGATAATACTTTTGATGGGCCACATTTGTGGCCTTAACTACACACAGGTATTACATGAAAAAATTATTCGCAATGCTTCTGGTTACTCTTTCTCTCGGCACATCTGTACAGGCTTTTGCAGGTAACTGCCAGCATGATAGTGACACCGCATCAGATGGGTCAATTTGTGGCGGACGATCAGAGGATTCCCGCGAAGGTGGTAAAGGGATTCGTTAATGAAAAAGCCCCAAGGATGGGGCTATTTTAGTAGTGCATTGCTAACCGAAGACTGATCTTCACCCAGCTCTTTAATTGTTTTTCCATCAGGCGTTACAAGTACATAAGGGTCGTATGAACCGCCACCATCTTTATATTTATGCTTCTCAACAATAATATTTCCAACGTATTTCCCACTATTTACAACTGAAATAGAATTTCCACTAGTAACAAATACTGGTGTCACTTTCTTTTCTTCACTGATCGGTCCAATGTCAAATTTATGAACCGCTGCTGATGTGGCCCATGCGTCAGTTAAGAAGAAAACTTCATTAGTAAACTTATTATAAGTAACTGAATTAATGCCTGTGATGTTCTTCTCTACATCATCCGATGGAGACTCTCTTACCTGCATGCCGATTCCTACCGGAGTGCCCATGAAGATATAAGAATCAATACCATTTCCAGCGGAAAAGAAAATTACATCCTTTGATAGAAGCGTAAAACTTGTTAATTCATATCCCTTAGACTTGGCTAACTCCTCACCATAATTGGAGTTATTGAGGCATAGAGTTCCTTTGCTATCCATTGGTACATGAAATCCAACCCCCTTAGACAAAGCACATGAGGCAGCGGTAGAGTTAAAGGAGAAAATTATTAAAAGTAACAAAAATATCCGCATTGTTTATTTCCTTATTCTGCCACTGAAAAACCTGGCGCCTGTTGGTTATTTAAGTTGTTCTTCTACGCGATTAAGCAACGGAGAAATGTAAAAGAGGTTTTGATATGGTAGCAACTTCCTGACGGCATGTGTCTGTTTGTCGTCAAATTCTCCATTCAACACGCCATTGGCGATCGTCGCACCATCGCCAGCCATATCAAACGTCGGCCCCATTAAAGCACCGATTGCATTACGGCTCTGGAAGCGCGATACCGGCGGTGCGCCGAACATGGCGCCAAGCCCAAAGCGCCCACCACTGACATTCTCCACGGTATTCAATGGTTCAGAAAGCCACCCAATCATACCCGCCCTATCAATCCCCTCTTTCACCAGGTTATTCGGGCTGTAATCAACATCTCTTCCGCTTAGTTTCTGCTTCATAACGTAAACCATTGCACCCAGAGCAATAGTGCCAAGCGCTCCAAGATAAAATGATGCATCACCCTGCTGAATACCAGAGACAATAACGCGGTTATGCTGGGCGAAGATGAAAGTTTTAAACTGTAATAATGTTTTCCCTACCTCATTACTCATCATTAATGGTGTATCACCAACACCTGGCGTTACAACAGTCGAGTCAACATCCTTGAGTACGGCCGACTGAAAAGCTTCGCGAACAACACGGTCATCCCACAGATGACTATGCCCGGTCAACAGACCGTCCATATCCTCACCATGCTTTGAATATTGCTCGGCGATGCGGCCAAGCATTCCCTGATCAATACCGAGCTGAGCCAGCTTGCGCATCTCCTTCTGTGGTAGCTCTTTTCCAGCAGCAAGCAATTGAGCGTTGTCCAATATGCGTGATTGAACAATCATCCCACTCCACGATTTCAGTGCACTGTTCCACTGATTCATTAACGTCCAGTTACCGAACTTCTGCGTACCCCAATTAAGCCCCCTCTCCAGTGCTGAGCGGCGGCTATATGGGTCGGTAAGATCAGCAATGGCCTTTGTTCTTGTCGATAAAACATAGTCGAGGCCAACCGCCATTTCACGTAAATCCTTGGTGGCAACTTTGATAGCGGCCATGTTTCTTAGCATTACACCCATTGGACGCAAAGACTTGCTGAGGCCATGTTGCATTACCGGGCGCATAAGGTCAGTTGCCGCAGAAATTGTCATGCCGCCAAGCAGACGAAGAAAATTAACGTTACGAGCCACGCGCCCAGCACGCACAAAAAAGCTCCGTGGATCCCTTGGTGCACCGTAGGTTCCGATCAATCTGTCGCGCATTGCTTCGATATCCCGGAGATCGGCACTGCGTTGCTTCTCTAGTTTGGCACGCTCTTTAGGGGTTTTGGCATCACGAATAAGCTGGGTGTACTCCTCAGAAACCTGCCTGATCTGCTCACCCATATCTTTGCTGCCGAACCGGGCGGTAAGCTCAATCTCGGGGCCTATCTGGCGTAGGTAGCTTTCCATAACATGATTGATGTCGGACTCTAAAAAGTCCTCGATTCGCTCATCAGGAATAAGAAGGCTACGGCTTTTTGTAAAACCAGCTCGGCCAATGATCTTTTCAGGGATGACATCAGCCGGAACAAAGCCAGACGGCGCGCCGATGATTTTATTTACGATTTCATCTGCAGCATCCTCTGCTTCTTCACGGCTCAGTGGTTCTGAATTTTTGATATTCCGCTCGCGACTCGCGTTCAGCCTGTCGGTTGATTTCACCTTTTTATTCAGCGCGCGCAGCTCAGACTGGTACTTCTTGGTGTTTTCCAGAATATTGCTGTGGCGGGCAAAGGTATCACGCTCGGCTTTTGCCGCAGTCACCGCTGCTGCGTCATCGCTTTCTTTGATGATTTTATCCCGGGCAGCAATTTCAGTTTTTAACTCAGCCTCCCTCCCCGCCCATGCCTGGGAGGCGGTGATGTCATCAGCCAATGCCTTTGCCTTGGGAGCAGCTTCCGCGGCATCATTCAGCCCGGCGTTTATTTTCTCCAGACGTGCAGTGGCCTTTTCCGCCCCGCCATAGCTGATGCCACGCAGCCATGTCGCTATGCGCCCCCGAAACTCTGTGCGGTCAGATAGGATTTTGTCGAACTTGTATACGCGAGGGAGATAACTTTGAGCGGTTGATACACTGACATCTTCAGGAAGTATCCCTAATTCCTGCATACGCGTTTTTGTGGCCTCAAAAATTGGCCGGATAGATGCTGCAGCCTGGGCGACTTCCGGTATATCGCTCTGATCACCACGGCGCATCGCGGCACCTACCGCCTCATTGAAGTCTACGAAGTTCATTCGCTTACCACCGCTGGCGCTGATGCTTTTGCTATAAGCCTGATAGGCGTCTTTAGTGGATTCCATTTGCTTATAGAGCATGGTGTCGTATTGCTTTATCTTTGTCTCAGCGGCTGTAAATGTCGCAAGACCCTCGTCATTTTTGGCAAAGAAATAGTTGTTCTCAGCCAGTTGCTGATTTATGGCACGTGATGATCTCGCTGGTGACTGTGCCAGGCGGCCACCCGGGTTAACGCTAAGTGTTTTATTGATCAGGCCCAGGCCAGCAAGTTGCTCCTGATCCAGCGTTGTATTAAACACCTGAGCGGCACCAATACTCTGCGGAGAATCATTTCCTCTCAGGCTGGTTGCGACTGCCTGAGAAATTGCAGCACGCTGTCCCGCGCCAGCCAGAAGTTGGGCGCCGGTTCCCAGAATGCCGCCGACCATTGCATCGACAATTACATTAGCAGCGCTTTCCCCGATAGTTCTTGTATCCTGCGTCGCACCTAAGGCAACTTCTGAAGCCACCCCACCTGCCGCGTTTGCTAAGGCGAACCGCCCTGCAGTGGCTGCAATATCACCGCCACGAACTACCGCGCCAGCAGGGACAAACATGGCGGCCAGGTTAATGGGGTCAATCACCCCCATAGCCATACTGGCTATAGTCCCAGCGCCGCCGCTTTCATTTAAGAAATCTTTATCCTGCAGCTGCTTATCGATTCTGTGTTTTATCGCCATGGTCTCTTCAGAAGATCCGGCATCGATAAACGAATCGGCATAGTCTTCATAACCTGTCAGGTCGGCAGCATTATTATCAAATGGGTTATAGCCATCGACCTTATCAAACTGGCTAAATGGCGCACTGGCAATAAAGCTTCCCAGAGAGTTATCCAGGCGGAAAGCCGCATCGCGGGAACGCTGCACCTGCTGATCCTGAGTGAATGGGTTCAGAGCAGAAAGCAATGAAGGTGTTTGCTGATAAAAGCTATTGTCTTCTGGCTGCGGGATCTGGCTGACATCAGCAGACAAAAGTTCATCAGGTTTTTGCTCGTAAGTTGGCATCATTTCCCCCCGGCTGTAATGTTTGATGGCAACTGGTTAGCAATACCTGCGCCAAATGGTTTCGTGAAATCTGGTGGCTGATAACCTGTGTCATTGGTGAAACCAGACGATGTTACCGTTTCACTTTGCTGGCGCTGCTCTTTGGCTGCTTCTAAACGTTGCTGCTGGAAGCCCATTGTTGCTTTGTACATTGGCGATATTTTTTGGTCTGGCTTGAATCGAACAGGCATCCCAGTTTCGCCATAATATGGCCTCACATCATCATATCCTTCGGCGTTTTTCTGACGCACCATCACGCTGTAGCTTTGATCTCGAGGGGTAACGGCGTCGGGCACTAAAACAAGATCCGTGTCATCGCGCTGGCCACCGAAAGATTTATCGAGTAACTCCCTTTTCTCATTCCCCCATTGCCCCTGAATCCAATTGCCTGAGCCGTTATTAACGCCATACACCGCCTCCGGCGCATACTTCATGATCTCAGGACTGCCATTTACTGATGACACACCCCATGTATTCCTGATCATGGCGTTTGTCATGGCTTCCGCCTGACCGGCATCCCCGCCAGTCTGCGCAAAATTGGCATCATAAATAGTCTGGTAGTCACGCTGATATTGAAGATTCGAGCGTGACGGGTCACTCGCTGATGGAGTGAATGACGTCGCTGATGTCAGCGCGCTGATATTACTTTGTGCAGCAGACTCCCGGCCTTTCAAATAATCTTTATCACGCTGCTTTGTGCTGATCATTTGCTTGGTACGATCATCCTGCTCGTACACCTGGCTATAAGACATATCAACAGCTTTATCTGCCGGAACTCCAGCACGGTCATAGGCGTAAACCTTGGCGTAAAATGCCATCGCCCCTTTATCCAGATTGGTCACAGCGGCAGGGTTGTTGTCAAAAATTTGGCCGTACATTCTGGCCATCGGAACAACAACCGCCGGGTCTTTCGAAGTTGCACCGGCAGTGAGCATTGTTTTGACTTGTGTTGGGAGAATTCCTGACTTAGTGGTGATATTTGCTACCTGGTTAAGGCTATCATCACTTCTCAAATTAAAGTTAGGAGCGACGTTCTGATCAAAGTAATGGTCTGCGGCGGCCTGATTATTTTTGTCGTTAGGATCCAATGGGAAATTATTTTGAAGAGATGATGTAAAGCGATTTACACCCTGGCCTTTTTCCCACTCTGCATCAAGTTGTTTAAATTTCGCCTGCATTTTGTCCCAGCGCTGCTGGTTGGCTGCGAAATTCGGTTCGTTAGGATCGTTCGGGCGCAGTCGCTCAAGTACATCCTGACGTCCAGATGGTGACATGTCTTTGGCTGCGCCGATCACAGCGCCATACTTCACCTGATCTTGCATATCCTGCCATTGCCTTGAGCCTTTTAATGGGCCATATGCTTGAATGAAATCATTCTGCGTAGGCATCTGGCTTGGCCTGAAACCCTCATCAAGTGCGGCATAAGCGTCTTTAACGGATGAACCAATCTGCTGAGCATAAAGTGCGCGCTGTTCGTTTTGCATGGCCTGAGCCTGGCGGAGAAACTGCCCTTGGGTTGCAGGACTGGCAGCATCGAATGCAGCATTACCAGTGCGGCGTTTCGATGAGTTAAGAGCAGACAACCCCAGCGCCGCGCTGACACCGGTATTGATCTGGTCTTCTGTATAAGGCTGGTTACCATTTTCATGGCTGACAATTCCAGCGCAGAGCGCCGCCAAAGTACGCGGGTTAGTCATATCCAACTGATCATTTGCACCAACGCCAAGGGTTTTACACAACGCGCTGATATAGCTATTTGTATCATTCCCGTCTGATGCTGGCGCCCAACGGTTTACAACATCTGTGACGGTGTCTACCCCCTGACGTTGGTATGAGAGAAGATTTTTACCCAACGCACGGATCCCGTGCTCTGGCGTTTCGAACTTAGCGAATCGCCCATCACTACCTATCTGCCCTTCCCATGGGTTTGCGTCGCTTGCTTCAATGTTCCCAGGGTTATTGTTTCTCAGTCCACGCGCAGGAGAAGAATTGCCATGCGATGTGAAGCGGGTGACGCCACCAAGATCAGAAGGCTCACCATTTTTCTGAATGAACTGATCGTACCTCCCAGCTGTGAGCTGAGCAGTTAAAGCAGCCTTGGATGACTTATCACGGAAATTAACCCAGTTGGCTTCAATCTCTTCAGGGCTTTGGCCGTGCGTTTGCCCGTAAGCCATGATCTGGTCTCTGGCCGTGAGGTTGGCATCGATGAAACCCTGATTATCATCAAAGCTGTTTTCAGCCTGCTGCTGGAGGTTTGTAATAAGCCCCTGAAATTGACTCTGTTCGAATTGCTGCCGCTGCCCAATCTCATAGGTTTTTGCGCGGCTTGATACTTGCTGGCCTGCCTGCTGGAACTGGACGCGGAACTGATCTTTAACAGGACCGTCCGGTATCGCAGAATAGGCTTTATCAGCAATCTCTGACAATTGTCCGGCAACCTGCTGACTCTGCCCCAGCGCATTAGCACCCTGCTTTGTCACCAGGCCAGTCTGTGGGTTATTGATCAGGTCATCAGCCTGTTTATTGAAATCCAGCAGAGCATTCTGGGCAAAGGCCAAATCGGTTTTATGCTTCTGTTCCTGAATGATGCCAGACAGGTTATTCCCAAAATCAGCGATAGCATCCAACGCACCAGGACGCTGCTGAATGTTGGCAGTGTTAACTGGACCAGGGCGATCTACGCTCTGACGTTCGTACTGCGGAACCGGTACTGTAGGCATGATTTCACCTTAGTTGAATGAGAATGGGGATTTAGTGGAATACGGCTGCTTTGATAGATTCGAGAACATACTGCTTGATGAAGCAGTACTCGAGCCTGTAGAAGCCGCTTTACTGAAACCGCCCATTGTCTGATATGCAGAGAAACCGCTGAGCGTGCTGTTTAAGATTGTGGAACCCGCTTTTGCATACCCGGCGTTCTGGTCAATCTTACCCTGGGCGCGGCTGGCGCTGGCTTGGAAGTCCAGACCGGCAGCCTGCCGTGATGCGTTATTGATGGTGGTCAGCGCATCAAGTTCAGTGCCTGATGCGGTATCACCGAAGGTATTCAGCGCCGATCCGGATGTCATATCAGTACCGTTGGCACCGAACGCGGCAGCCTGCCGGCCAGCTAATTGGCGTCCCTGATTTCTCTGCTGAAGCGCTTGTGAGTTACCGGCGTTAATCGCATCTCTGCCTGCCTGCTCCATGTTATCAGCGTTAGCGTTAGCCAGTTTATTGGCATCGCGCCCCTGTTTCACTGCGCTGGCAGCTGATGCCGCTGCTGCAATGGCGGTAATTGCCAGAACTGCTGTGGTTGGCTCACACATTATTCAGCCCTCAAATGGAAATGGTGGAAAGGTAATTGCAACGCGCCATAGGGTTGCGCGTCATTAAGAGTGAAGCCAAGCCAGTGCAGCCACGATTTCGCGGCGGTATTGCGGGCATCAACAAAGTTTTCGAGACGCGGGTACAGCGTCAGCATTTGTGCCAGCACCGGGCGGCAATGACGAAGAAAAGTAACCTGCACTTTCTCCAGCCTGTCAGTACCAACCAGCCAGGGAACCCCGAATCCGGTCAGCATTGATGCCGGGCAGACACCAAAGATCCCTACAACCTCACCATCGATGAGACCAGCCCAGCAGATTGATGAGGCGTTCATCGACCGGCGCAACACCTCGTCAGGATTGATAAGTGCAGCAGCATAAAATTCATCAATGTCAGCCTGGCGAATGAAAGGCAGCATCTCTTCTGCGTGCTGCTCTGTGGCCGGTACGATTTCTACTTTGCGCATATCAGCCACCCACCGTTATTTTCGGGATGATAGACAGGATGGAGAGCGGAAGCGGATCCGACTGACTGACGATTACGCGTCCTGATTTATCCCACTCAGAGTCGAGATCAACGGTCACCAGTCCGGTTTTATTGCTGACCGGGTCATCATAAAACTCAAACTCACGCTGCGGATATTCGTACATCTTCCCGCCCGGCGTTCCGGCGAAAATACCGCGACTGTCCTGCACCATGATGTCGGCTTTGTTGATGATTTTTTTCTTGTCGAGAATGGTTTCCTGTCCGGCGAAATTGATATCCAGCGTTTCAATCACGGCATTAATCGGCAGCCCCACATGGACAACAGCCCCTGGCGTTTCCAGTGAAATAGCCCCGCCACTAACAACCTTTTGTGGCTCGACATTACCGTCGGAAAGAATGCTGACGGTCTGGCCTTCGAGGTGAGACAGGCCGGAGAAATTAGCTTTCGCCATATTCCATGACGCGGTGGCCACACCCTGAAATTGTGCAGGCACGTTTCGGTTTGCTCGCACTGTGACAACATTCCCGCTCCCCACAGACACAATCAGAAGCTTCAGGATCATGTCAGTCGCGTCTTCGGTATAAGGAAGATGCATTTCATCGCCAACATTCCCGCCGGAGAAGAAGCTGGATCCGCTGATTGTAAGCGTGTAATCAGTGCGATAATCCCACTCGCCGCTTCCGCCAGTCAGGATGACGGTTCGTGCCCCGTCAGTATTGCGGCCGTCGTAACTCAGACCGCTGTCAACGATGAATGAATCGCTGATGTCTGCGAACATGCGGGAGTCGAGTCGCTCAACGTAACGCTTGGTCTGCCCATTGATAACGCGGCGCACAACGGCATACACAGCATCTTCATTGCCTTCACTGATGCTGCATACCGATTCGTAATATCCGTTTGTTGCTGGGTGCGGATGCCAGGCTACAACCTGCTGGTCGCGCAGATACGTCAACCCCATGAGCAGGCCATCATCCCGGATGCACCAGACAATGCTGAACGGCGTGATGGCAAAAGCCCAGTCCACAATTTGGTGACCGATAAACAAATGGTTTGCCAGAATTGTTAGGTCAGAACCTTGGAACCCGTCCACGTCGAACGAGTAGGCCAGATCACGGACTGCGCCACCTTTCTGCTGAACGAACAACGCCACGTTACTTATTGCAATCGGCGGCACATCGCTGGCGCCATTCTGCCCCTGAGAGCTGAAATTGAATGTCGATGGCGTGAGCGTGTTTGTCTGATCTCCGTTGACTTTGTACTCTCCACCGGATGTCAGAGCGACCAGCGAGCCAACATCGATGAGGTGCAGGATTTTATTCAGTTGGCGACCGGCGTATGTATAACTGATCGCATCATCATCGACAGATGGAACAGAGGTCCCGAAGTCTTTATAGTCGCCGCTCTTACTGGTCCAAACGGTTTGTGGAAATGAGTTAGAGGCAGCGAACATCAGGCGCTGCTGGAAATAAACTACGGTAGATGGGTAACCATCGACGCTGTTCCATGCAAACTTCGCCCACTTATAGCTCGGCGTAGTGACCAGGTCTTTCGGCAGTCGATTAATAACATCTGCAGTGGCTGTCAGGCCATCACCAGCGACAGCCGTAATTCTGGCGATACCATTACCACTGTGGATGTAGAGCCACTCGGCGCTATTGTCATCGCCATACCAACCATCCAGTGCCTTACCAGATGTATGAGTTGGTGCAACTGTCCCCGTTTTACCTGCGCGGGTGCATTCGTAATAGTTGGTCGAATACCTGATCTGTTGTCCGAGGGTGACAGTTTTGTCCGTTTCCCACTTTGCAATAGTGCCGGTATTCAGTTGCTCGATAAAGAACAGCGTTCCCACCTGCTCAGCGGTGAATATCGCGCTGGTGGATGTCAACGTTACGGCTCCAGTTTCTCCGGATGCGGTTACGGTGACCGCCTCATCGATGTTTCCGTCCTGGAATGGTCCATCGTTGGTACTTACTAGCGCAGTGCGCCAGTCTTCATTGCCATACCTGCGGATCTCCATTGGAGGATAATTGGCATGACAGATAGTCATCACGTCAGCGGACTGTGTGAACTTAAGCATAAACAAATCACCCTCTGCATATGGGGTGACAACTTCGACTGGCTGCCCGACATTCGGACCAGTCGAGTAAACAACCTGCGCGCCGTTTGCCCAGATGCGAACGTAATTTGCACCAAACTCCAGCGCAAAGGTCTGGCTAACTGAGAACTGGAAAGGGATTAACCGGCACTTCTGGGAAGAGCTTTTTGCTTCGCCCAGGAATCGAAACCCAGCTCGGTTATCGACGCCACCGAACTGGCGCACCATGAAGTTGCGGCACCGGCGTAGCGAACTGGCATAGCGCTCAAGGTCAACGCGGCCGTAAAGGTTTGGGGAGATTTCACCACCTGCAAATGATGCCTGCATTGCGCTAACGGCCATTATGACAACCTCGCTATGGTGAACTCCGATTCTGGCACCAGTGGTTCCTGTGATTCATTATTGGAATGCGCAACGCCTGCCAGCACCATCGCGTTGTACATCTGCAGTGCTTTATTGCCAAGGTCACCAGACGCCGCCAAAGGCATGGCAAATTCTGCTGCCAGCTTCCAGCTCAGAGCATCGGCGAACTGCGCATCAAACATGTTCGGGTCTGTGATCTTGCCAACGTAACGCAACTGCGCTTCTGGCTGGTTGGTATAGATTATTTTCCCGGTGCCTGCTGCATCTGCCCCCACCTCATACGTCACACGCATACCAGGCGCCGGATAACGGATACCAGGCGTCATGATTTCTGTAATGCGCATGCAGTCAGTCGGATAGCGGTATGCAAATTGCCAGTCAGTTGAAGGAGTATCCAGATCGGCAAGGGCGACACGTTTGGAAGCGAAGTTCCAGTCGAAATCACTCAGCACGGTATCGCGTGAAGACTCGTAGAACACATTGGCGACATCAGCCTGCTTGCTCTGCTCGCTCAGGCTGTTGATCGTGCGTGAGCTGCCGATGCGCATCAGCGCGATGTTGCAAATCTGGATAACTGAGGCCATTACGCATCGCTCCCGTATAACGTATCAGCGGCGGTCTTCTGCGGTTCTGATGCGCCATCCATCAGGCCGATATCGGTGATCTGCATATCTACGCTGCTATAGGTTTCTTCGCCGTCTTCGCGGGTGCTTGTAGAAAGGACTTTAACCTTTCCGGCCAACATCATTTCAGTGCCGACCTTAGGCAACGCGATGCCCAGCTTTTTCAGCGTTTCATCGTTGAGGGTAATGCGCAGACCCCACGGATAGTCGTCACGCTCTACCGTTTTGCCCTCTTCGGTTTGAAAGCTGTCTGTGCCCTGTTTGAGATTGACCATTTGTGGCTGTTTCATGTCGATGCTCCGGGGAGTAAAGGGGCTTTCGCCCCTTCAGGAAGTGACTGTTAAACGCCTAACTCAGCGCGCTTTTCAGCAATTTTGGTCTTCATGGTTTCAGCCTTCATGGCCGGATGCGGAGCAGTGTTGAATAACGCTTCGTATTCATCACGCAGAGCAGCCAGATCGACATCGGCCTGATTAGAGCCTCCGCCTTTCAGCTTTGGCAGATGTTCGCCTTCCGGTGTTGGCTCGACGTAGTTCTTATCAGCCTTCTTCTTCGCTTCTTTCGCCGCGTCGTTGATCGGCTCCAGCGCGCTGCCCGGCTTACCGTCGTATTCCACTTCATCACCAACAAACAAAAGCTGTTTATTGATGTATGAAGTAGCCAGGATTTTGTAACGTGCAACTTCTGACATGTTGCCCCCTGTTATTTAACGGTGAAGCCAGATGCGTAGAACGTGTTCGCATCGACATCGAGGTTAATACCGGCTGTAAACGCACCAGCAGTCAGCGGGCCGGTTGTCACCACGTAGTTCACGCGCAGGTATTTCAGAACTCCTGCAGGAACCTTGGTGGACAGAATGCGCTTACCGGCCACTAATGCTGCCAGCGCCAAAGTGCCACTGTCATACAGCGTTACCCAGGTGGCGTTATCGGTACTGGTTTGCAACTGAACTTCGAGGGTTGCAGCACCGGCGGCAGTTGCCGTGGTATTGACGTTTACCCAGAATTCCAGCGGCTCACCAACGCCAATATCGCGACGCGTGCCTTTCAGCGGACTCAGGTCAATAACATCGGTTGAAGCAGCTGTAGCGGTAACCGCCTGCGCTTCGGAGAACATCAACAGTTTGTCGAGGATCATCTTTCTTTCTCCAATGAGTGGGCTACGTCAGCAGCCCATCAGTTAAGGTCAGCGGTTAAACAACGCGGGCTTCAGTTTCCAGAAGCGCATCGGTTTCGCGGATAGGCACGTTACGGAACGTAGTCCAGAACTCGCCTTCGGTTTCTTTCACAGACAGAGCCAGAGAGGCTTTGCTCAGCGATTGAATGTCCAGGTATTCGTTCAGGGTGCGGTTCATGTAAAACACAGGCTTACCCATGCCACGGTTCGGGATACGGTGCAGTGCCTTGATCATCAGCTTGACGATATCAACCGGTGTGGTTGCATCCAGATCGCTGATGTCGATGTTTGCGATGCGCACGACATAACGCCAGTCACGCAGGCATAAACCGTTATCCCACTTGTAATGAGAGCGGTACCCTTCGTACTTGCCGCCGTTTGCATCAAACAGGGTCTGCTGGCCTTTGTCTTCATGGCTCAGGCCTGCTTTCTGCCCTTTAGGGAAGATGCCGTGAACGGTGTTTTCACCCCATACCACAAGCCAGATGGATGCGTTATCAGTGCCGGTGCCGCCAGCATCAATGATGTTCTGTGCATTGCCAGCTGACAGGCTGGAGTAACGGGAAGACAGGCCCATGAATTGCTGCGGGTTAACGCTGGTATCACCATAGAACAGCGTGGTGGCCATTGATTGGTTCATGGACTCGAGGAATGCCCGGTCTTCGGAAAGACGGAATTCACCGGTGTTGTCGTTCAGGTCAGCCAGAGACTTATCGACTTCTGAATAGGCTTCGAGCATGCCGCATGCATCAGTGATCTGGACGGTGGTTGATTTGCTTGGCTGTACGCCATAGTTCAGCAATCGCCAGGTAGCGCTTGGCAAGCCAGAACGAACAGTTGTGCGGTGGCCGGTTGGCAAATTGCCTTCGACAAACGGCATGTCTTGCAACACAGCATTCGTCTGAGAGAGCAGTTCAGTGATTTTGTCGATCTTGCCTTGTGGGTCTACACGTTTACCCCAGTCGGCCAGCGTAAGCGCTGTGGTGCTTTTAACAGCCATATGTCAATTCCTCAGTTTTTTCCGTACAGAACATCGGCCGCACTACGCTGGCCACCAGTGTTTGGCATGATCATGGAGTCTTCACTCATGGCCTTGCCGACTTTCACGAAACAACGCACCAGATCGGGATGATTCCCCAGCCCAGTGGTTTCCAAATATTCCCGCAACCCGGCAGGTGCGAAGGTGTCCAGAGCTTTCTGAGCCAGACCTACGTTGGCAACGAACGCGTCACCGCCGATCTCTTTGTCTGTCTTGACTTCATTCGCCCAGGCTTCGGTTTGCTTTGCCCAGTTCTCCTGCTGGCGCGCTTCAATCTTCGGCAAGATTTCTTTGCCGTAGATGTCCACCAGCTTTTGCGCCTGTTCGTTATTCAGGCCAAGCTCGCGGGCGACTGGCTCAAGAGCGGCTGTCATCTCGGCGTCCAACTCTTGGCCTTCAACCGGTGTCTTGAACTCGTACTTTTCAGGCACCTTGTCGGCTTTGTCTTTGGCCTCTTTATCCGCCGCAGCTTTGTCTGCTAAATCCTTCTCCTGCGCCAGTTGCTCAGGAGTCTTTTCCCCTGCTGCTGGCTTCTCAGTTTCACCAGCAGGTTTCTCCGTGGTTGCAGGCTTATCAGCCGCTGAAGATTGGTCGGCAGGTTTCTCAGCAGAAGACTCGATGGCAGACGCGGCTGGCGCTTCAGTACCGGCAGCGCCGCCCGCGTCACCACCAGCGTCAGCAGATTGCAGACGCTTAAAAATAAGTCGATCGATAAGGCTCATTGTTTTTCTTCCTCTTTCGCTTCTTTCGCCATCACCAGCCACATATCAGGGCAGACGCGCATCACGTTGCTGAATACGCGAAGACCGGCGTTACGTTGGCCTTCATTAAAATTCGTTGCGTTGTTGTCTCCGGTGAAGCTGGAGGCGAACACCTTTGTTTCTTCCAGCAGTGACCAGACGAACCGGCGACCAGAAACTGTGTTCATGATGTTTTCAATGTCCTGATCATCACGTTTTGCCAGTTCTGCGGCCTTCTTCTGTTCCTCTTCTAATCGCTGCTCGTTCTCTTCCTGGTCGTAGACTTGGCTCATGGCTGCATCGCCCCGGCTACGGCTGACAGAGCGCTTGGCTGATCGGTCTGGGTTTCGCTGAGGGTCTTGGCGCCCTGCACGGCTGCCATGCTTTGCGCCAGCGCCTGCTGTTGCTGCTGCTGTTTGGCGCGTTCTTCACGCACCTGAGCAACCTGATCACTGGTCGCGATGATGGTGGCCGGAACGCCAACCATGCTGCCGTAGTCATCGATCGCCTGATCGACGTTGAGTTTGTCCAGCGCGGATGGGTTGGTCTGAGCCAGACCGCCGACGAAGCCGACGAAGCGTTCGATGGAGCCAATACCCACGGCTTTCTGTGCCTGAGCCATGACAGAGATGTATTCGACGCGCAGCGACTGGCCGGCCAACTCTTTCGGAGCCGGTGGCAACATGTTTTTGCGCGCCATGATGTTGAAGATTCGGTCGATTGACGGGTCGAGAAACTCATCGTTGAGACGTTCCAGCACCGGCCCCAGCATCAGCAGCTTCTCTTCTTTCATCTCAACCACGGCTTCAACCGGCATGCTGCGGGTGTTGACGTTTTGCAGCATCATGAAGAGATCAACGAAGTAGCTGGAGTTGATGAGGGATCGGGTGTCCTGAATGTCAGCCACCAGCTCATTGATGCGCGGGTTGATGGCGTAAGCTGGTTGGAATGCAGTGCCGCCACTGACTTGGTCAACGTAAGTGATTTCACCCGGCAACAGACTGGCGCGCTGGTTCTTCAGAGCACTTGGACCCACCATCGGCGGGTTAACCAGTTTGTCGATGGCCTGAGCCTTGCGGCGCTGTTCGAGTTGGAGAGCTTTAACGCTACCCAGTGCAATCATGCCAGGACACGATGATCCGTAAACGTCCTCGCCGTTGATGTCCCAGCGCGGCGCCATGATCGGCATATCATCGAAACCTTTCTCGCTCAGCAGCTTGTCACCGCCGCCACCGTGTTCGAAATAGACCGAAGAGAACTTCTTATTTTTCGAGTCCATCTTCCCGGTGTCGCGGTTCATGTTCGGCTCAACGACGTGAACAACGTCGAACCACTGTTCGTATTGCTTGCTTTCAAATGATGATTTAACGCTGTCACTGACGTTATCCAGACCAAAACGCTGGACGATTTGACGGCACGTCATAGAGAACTTGCGGTAAACGGTATCGACCTGCAGGCGGTCACTGTTCGACAGGTAGTAACTGCCAATCGGGAATGGGTGCGTGCGTATCACATCTTCGTCATCTTCCAACAATGACATCGCTGTCGTGCCGAATGTGCCAAGTTGCCCGTAGACGATCGGTAAAGACTGATACCAGTTCGATTTGTTCATCACATCGTTCATGCGGTTCTGAACAGTTTCTAGCCAGAACTTAACCGGACCATATTCCATCATGTCCGGGTCAGGCGTTCCGAGGGTGAACCACGGGCGCGTCGGGCTGGTTATGCCTGAGAGCATGCCGCTGGATAACGTGCGGTTCGCCAGTGAGGCTGTCGGGTCAACGATGTTGGTATTGCGCTTTGATTGGTTGCGTTCAGTGGTGAAGAATCGGCTGCTGCGAGGCAGAATGAAATCTGACAGGTCCCGCCAGTGTGTATCAAAAGAAGAGCGCTCTGTTTCCAGAGAACCCAACTGTTTGATGTAAAACTGCTTGCGCGATTCTTCAGCCATCGTTTAAGCCCCCAGCAGGGTTTTGCCCGATGCAGCGGCCGGAGTAGATGTGTCGCCCTGAGCAGACGTTAGGATAGTTGACTTCTGACCAGCGGCTGCACGGCGGCGGCGCTTCTCTTCGTCAGTGGCATTCACAACTGCTGCGTCTTCAGCTTGCGGCGCTGATTGCACCTGTGGTGTGGAGGTTTTTGGAGAGCTACCGATGCACATGATTTTTTCATCCGCAGAAAATAATTACCATTTAACCATATTAGAATATTTATTGACAATTATTAGATGTACAGTTACCTTTATGGTAACTATTGAGTCATCATGATTGGTAGTTGGTATGAAACCACAGTGAAAAGAACGGTCGTAAAAACGACGCCGGAGCGTAACCGGCACTCAACAGGTAAGAGTATTGCACCGGATATGCGGAATGCTCCCGAGTTGCTCCAGTACCGTTAGTTATGAGGACGGAGAACCGATGCAACTGGCAAGCGCCGTAGGTGGTCAAATGCAGTGCTCTTTCCGTTGTGGTGAATGCGCAGGCTGATGCGCAATAACTGACCAGCACCCATACCGGCATTGCTTCCAGCCGGAAACGAGCGTGACGACCACGGCTCAGGCTCTGAACAAGGTCAGGACAGTCGGAAGCCGGAGATCAGCACCGGACACCACAACAGTCCGTTTCACTAATGGGTGTTTGTTTATAAACGCAGGCAGTGCCTGTTTCCTGCAAAGGTTTAAAATCTGGAGCAGTCCGGTACTGGAACCGGATCACCGAACTCAGCGTTGCTGGACGTAAACCAGCGTGTTACCGCATGAGCATTGAAGTAGCCAATAAGCACCGTATGGGATGGCACCGGTGCCCACAGTGCTCAGCCGGTAATACCTGTGACCGTGATACATCCCATTGCTGTGTGTAGTCTTTCGCCTCCTTCGCCGGGGGCATTTTTTTAACCTCGAGGTATACCCATGAGCGACAAAGATATCGAGTTGGAAATTCAGGCCAAAGGCAAAACGGCACCGCGCATTACTCCAGAACACATTGAGTCTGTGATTTCTGAATGCCACTTTATCAATGCTGGTGCGTCTTTGCGTGCTGGCTGGCCTGTTCCTGAAATGGCTGACCCTGTTAGTCCTGCGCTGAATCTGTTAACCATCTGTGTTCTGGTTCTGAAAAACGGCTTCACTGTTACCGGCGAATCAGCCTGCGCCAGCCCGGAGAACTTTGACGCGGAGATCGGTCGTAAGATTGCGCGTGATAATGCCGTGCAGAAAATCTGGTTACTGGAAGGTTACTTGCTGAAGCAGAAGTTAAGCGAACAGTAACATCATCATATCAGCCCGCCGCGTGCGGGCTTTTTATTGGAAACTACTGAAGAATTTGCAGTAGTTCGATTGTCTGCCATCTGACTACTTATACGGATCATAATCTGTAGCCACCTGATTAGCAGCCAGCCCACCCGGCAGGTTCTGCCTTTTAGTGACTGGGAATGCAAACGTCAGCACCAGAGCATCGGCCTTACCCGGTGATCGCCCTATCCGCTTTTTGATGTCCTCTTTATTTTCCAGCACAATCCTGCCGTCGAGACGAACCTTGTACTCCGGTGCACTCAGGTCATCTGCTGTCTCCTGATCGTCCAGCGAACCGCCAATCTTCAGCCACGATTTGCAGCTGTTGTACATCTCACCGCGCTTGTTCGCCATCTGTGGATCAGTCGAACCACCACCGAACGGCACCAGTTGCCACGTTCTGCCCCAGCTTGACCCGATGGAATGAATGCCCGTGCCGTAACCGAAGTCAATAAACACCTGGTCAGCCTTGTACTGGTCTTCGAAGTCGGCGATGCGCTTCGCTGATATCAGTTCGTCAGTTGTTTTCGGGTAGGTGCCGAGGCATTTGCTGTGCAGCCCTTGACGTAGGTAAATCACGAAGTAATCCGCGCCGGAGTAAGCAGGGTCAACTCCGATGATGATCGGGGCATGCGACACTTCTGCGGCTGTCCACTGGCGCTTCATGGCTGCATCGGTCAGGCCGGTGGGTATGAACTGAGCCTCTGACACATCAGGGAAGATGCCACGTACACGCACCTTCACGAAGTCGCTGTCTTCGCCGTAGTCGTCAACCCACTTTTGCAGCTGCTCTTTGTTGGTGCCTTCCACTGTCCGGCTGTCAATCTGCGCACAGTGCCAGCGGTGTTTGTATTTGCGGAAGCATTCGCGGAAACGTCCGCTGTTACGGGTCGGGTTCCCGAATGCCACCCAGATGATTTCTGTGTCCTCATCGGTCAGCGCCCCTTCAGCAACCTCCCACACCAGATCGGCAATGTTGGACGCTTCATCGAATACGACGATGATGCGCTTGCGCTCGTTGTGCAGCCCGGCGAATGCCTCAGTGTTGTGTTCACTCCACGGAATAGCATCAGCGCGCCAGCGTTTATCGTGGCCGCTGTCGTTGCTGTACATCGCGGTTGCAGTCGTCGTGAACCACGATTTGGTGATTGCGAGGTTAGACCATTTGATGATTTCCGGCCACGTCTTGGTGCGCAACTGGTTCTCGGTGTTGGCGGTCACCACCACCTTACAATCCTCGCATGTGGACATGCCCCAGTTCATCAGCATGGAGATGAATGCTGACTTCCCGATACCGTGCCCGGATGCCCTGGCTATCATCAGCGGCTGGTGCCTTGTTGCCGGGTTTTGAAGATGGTCGCGTATCTCGCGGAAAGCGTCGGCCTGCCATTTCCTCGGACCAGCGGCGTGCGCCAGCTCTGTGCCATGTTCACCCCACGGGAACGCATAATGCACATAGCCCAGCGGGTCATGCGTAAAACTGGCAATGTCTTCGATCAGTTGTTCATCCGGGGAGAGTACGGCGGCATCAGTCATTTATCTTCACTCTGCTCTTTGACGCGGCGGCGGGCGTTCGCCATGCGGTCAGCGATGGTTACGGTGCCGCTCACCTCGATGCGCTCTTTGAACGCCATGACATCGACGTGCTTCCCGATCAGCTCAAGGTTCTTCACTTTGTCCGGCCATTTGATTTTCTTGAGGATGCCAATCAGTTCTTTATCGTCGCCACGGCCTTCGAACATGTCGGCCAGCTCGAAACCGGTAAGGTACTGGCGCCAGACCTTAGGCCATTCCGAAACAGGTTTGATACTCATATCGTCGTTGAGAATATCGATCACGTCCATCTGGTCGATTTCAACCAGACGCAGCAGCACGTAGTCGGCACTAACGCGCAGGCGTTTATTACGCGATTCCATCAGCTCTTCGATACGTGCGACCACCTTCGGCAGGTTCATCAGGCCAGCAGCCTTTTGCGTGGCTGTCTTGACTGAGTAGCCAGCATTGATTGCTGCCTGTCGCTGGTTGCGCGGATCCTTCAGCATCTCCTGACAGAACAATTCCATTTGCGCATTAAGTTTACCCTTTTCAGCCATAATAGTTACCTCCACGGTAATCATAACACGCAAAAGAAAACCGCCAAGCGGCGGTTATTCTGACTGTATGGCGCTGCGTGACATGTCACACCGTAAGTTTTGTCTCATGCCAGCCCATCGTTTGCCAGCATGCACCCTCACCGATGAACGCACAGCCCTGCTTATCACCTGGTAACGAGTCGCCGCACTTCCCGCACTTGCGCCCGGCTTGCTCGGTGAGCTGCGCCTGCAACTCTGCGTTGTCTTTGCGGATCAGCATGGTGATGTACTCATCCATGTCATATGGCTCACGCTGCGGGCGGCGGAGTGCGCAGTTCTGCCTGAGCATATCGACTTCCTGCCGGTCGAGCGCCACCTCGACCTTTTGCAAACCGGCGTCAAACTGGCGGGCACGCTGCGCGGCTTTGCGCTCTGCTGCGGACTTAGCCATTCTATTTTCTCACCTTGGCTTCGCTGATTACTTCTTTCATAGAGTCACGACCAAGCTGGCCAATAACCTTGTGAAGACTGACCTCTGCGCTGTTTAGAACGCATTTAGAACCCACATAGTTATTAGCAACCAAGGACACCTGTGCTTGCTCAAAAGCTTCGTTGACTAATTCATCATCGTACTTACCGTCAACCAATTCTGAATAAGTCAGAAGACTTTTAATAGCTCCTTCGTGCTCGCCTATTTGATTGCGCAGGTCAATAATTTGCATAGCATTTGTAATTGCCAAAGCATAAGCATTGATACGTTCTTTTGATTTAGCCATTATTTCTTTTTCCTTTCGTCCAAAACATATCGAATTATGGCGATAACGAATATCAGCAAAAATAACCCCACAGAGAAACCTAGGCTAACCAGCAACTGTGAGAACCAGAACATCATGTAGTCTTTCATCACTCACCATCCTTCACGACACCGCCAGCGGCCAGCCATCCGGCAACACGCACGGCATAGTCAGGTGCTGATAGGCTATTGCATCCGTGCATGGAATCATCGACGCAGCGCAAAATATCTTCCCGCATCTCGTCCGCGACCGGCTTTTGCGGGGCGGTGAATAACTCAGGCTGCAAGCTGTAATCGCAGGTCTGATAAGTGTGATGACTATTGCTGGTGTGGACGCCTTGTTGGTCAAAACCCTCTGCCTTTTGCAAAACCACGCCCCAGCAAACGCGCTGCACATTATCATCCCACCCGTCGTCACGACAATCACGGTAGGCATCTATCTCTGCCTGACACGTTGCAATTGCATCCTCTTTGTTTTTGAACATATCCCAGCCATAATCTGGTGCCGCCGCAAAGTAAGCCACCGGCACCTGCTCGCCTTTCAGCTCGTTGTACATCTGCTGAATAATCCCCGCTGCCGCTTCCCCTCGCTCAGCCCGCTGGCGTTCTGCTTCGAGCAGCCGGAACACATCGTCAAAGAACTTCGCCGCTGTGAGAGTAACTTCCACACCAAGCTCTTCCTTATGCAGGAGTATCATCAGGTTGGCGGATTCAGCACGCAGCGCCTTGATATCTGTTGTATCAGTCATGAGGTTGCTCCTTCATAGCCAGAGAACTGCGCTGCGCCCACTTGCGAGCGCGTGCCTGTCGAGCCGAACGTTTATGGTCAGATGCGCAGTCGAAGCGTCCCGTCTTGCTCTGGTAAAAAGTTTTGCGGTTGCTGATTTTGAACTCACACGCCCTGCCAGCCAGCAGAATGCGCCGGGCTTCTCGATTTGATTTCATCCCTTCCTCCCAGCGCGCAAATTGGCGGCAGCTTTAGTTGCCTCTTGCTTAACGCGTGACCAGCCAAATGCACCTTGCTCCCAGTTTGCATTCTCTGCGCTCACCACCATGGTTTCAGCTACTCCGGCCAGTGATTCGAGGGCGTCAATTCCACCCTGCGCCTTAATCTCAGCGATAGCGGCGTCGGTGACTTTGAATTCCAGCTCTTCATCGCATGGAATAACTTCACCGTAAACACGTTCCATTGCGGCATCCCATCCATGTCTCATTGCTTCATATCGGTCTGTAATTCCTCTATCTTCCAGACCGCATCCCATCCCAACCTCGTGATACTGAGGCTCATTATCTAAATCGGTAACTGCATCGATGATTTCACGCATCCGCGCATTCTCAGCCACCAGCCCATGCACATACTCAATGACCTCTTGCGGCAGCCCTTCAAGCGAAGGAATCGTGGCATTAACTTCTGTTAACTCGTTATTTTCCATAATATTTATCCCATTCAAAATGTTAACGATGATTACGGTTTTTAATTTCCTGCACTTCTTTGCAGCCTACGCAGAGCTGCACACCTGGCAGCGCAACGCGGCGTTCTTCCGGTATATCGTTGCCGCACTCGGCGCAGAATCTTGCTGATGGTCTGGTTGAATGCTGTGTGACGGCCTTCAGGCGCATGTCCAGAATCTGCTGTTCTGTTTCGCTAACGTGGTCTAAGTGATCCATCAGGATTTCACTCCTAATCCGTGGCGGGCGATGAGCAGTGCGTCGGCAATGGCCTGCCCTTTGGCTTTTGCATCGAGAGCGCGAAGTGATGGGTAAAGCTGAATCGCCCGACTGCGCGCAGCGTCTTTGTCGCTGCCGATGAGGCCAGCTGATTTCTTCCACGCCTGCGGGGTCACGAGTGAGTACGGCAGGAACATGCCCTGCAGGATGCCTTCGACGTTGCCTGCTGCGTGGCCGAACGTGAACATTGAGCTGACACCCTGCCCCGGCATTGCTCCTACCTGCTCCAGATATGCGTGAGCGATAATCCAACGGTACTGAAGCAGGAACGTTGCGACCTGCGCGCCGTTGACGCGGGATTTATTCCCGACCTTCACAGTTGGCATACTCAGGTGGCTGATGTAAGCGCCGTGCTCGTTGATAACGACGATGGCGCCAGAGCAGCCGGGGTCGATCCCTACGAATAACTTGGCCATCAGTTACCCCTTACCGCTTTCTCAAACATCTTCACGACCAACTTGGTGGCCTGTGAGCGACGGCGAGTAAAGCGGGTTTTGCCACCGCCTGACACCTGAAACGAGTCCAGCGTGCGGTTGTGCTCAATGCGATAGCCGGTTGCTTTGCCACCCAGGGTGAGCAGTTGAACGCCGCCGAAGGACGAAACCAATTCGTATTTAATTTCCATCAAGTCGCTCCAATTACCTTTAAGGTAAACATTACCATTTTGGTAACTATATTCAACATAAAAAACGCGCTTGCTTTCACAAAACGCACCATCGCTAAAACGCTCTGTAACGCACCACAATCGTTTACGGATTTAAAACCATCTCGTTATGTGGCTTTACTGCTTTAAATCGATTCTTGGTGGTGCTGGTTAAGGATTTTCCCCGTTCAGGACTTTTTCTTATCCAGTAAATCCATCCATGCAGGACGGGGACGCGTTTTATTTTCGATTCTGGTAACCGGTGTCGGTACCTGCTCACCTGCTGCCAGCTTCGCTGCCCAGTCCCGGATCTCATTGCGGAGCGCTTTATCGACATCAGCCTCTGACAGGTTGTAACGCACCATGCGCTGGCGAACCGATGTGCAGATCCAGTACAGCAACCAGTTCTTGTTAGTCCACGGGAACAGCTCAGCGCTGTCGTAATACCCGCGTTCCCGGCAGTAGCGTTTGAATTCTTTCGCCACGTCCTCGAACGACAGACCGACTGGTACATCGTGTGCCTCACCGATCAGTGACATGAACTCAGCCAGGTCAGGCGCCCACGGGTTTCCGTCAATGCACCGTTTGATGCAAGCCTGAGAAATACGAGCCAACTGCGCTTCACTGAGACTGCCAATCGCCTGCACCCAGAGTGATGACGGTTCCTGACCGTTCTTCGCCACCCACCGATCCGAGTAGATCTCCCCCATCGTCACCCACAGGTTCCATGTATGGCCTTCCAAATTTTGCTTCATAGGCTGCCTCGATTTTCTGGCGTGCCCGAGATTTACCACTGCTGGTTGCTGCTGGTGCTGTCTGTTCATGGTGACCACCTTTGGTTGATTTTGATGTTCGTGAACGGCTGACGTTGATGCTTATTGCGAGTTTTTGCTCCCACTGTGCTTGATGGAATACCTTTCCCTCGGCCTTCCAGTAATCAATAAACTCCGCCAGCTCTGCTGACGTATACCCTTCGCCGATCGGCTTACCCCAAAGAGCTGCTTTCTTCACGAAGTCGGCTTCAGGCATCCAGTCACTGAACATCTGAAACTTTCCCAACGGTGATGACCCGCCAGGTGGAGGCATTCGGTTATCAAGAATCGCGTTGTGGTTGGGACCTGGAATATCTGATTTTTCATTTTCGCAGAGAGAGGGGTCTTCCTTTCCATTCCCTGATCCCTGATCCATTCCTAATGGTAGTCCTCCTGTATCACTACCGTAGCTGTACGGTAGTAACTCCATCTCTTTGATTTTGCTTGGCCTTGGCTTGTTTACCACCTGGTGTCTGGCGAAATTACTTATAAGTCCAAAATGCTTGCTGTCGGAAGTGGAAAACAACGTTAAATAACCTTGGTTGGAAAGCTCCCGTAGCATTACCGGAATTGTCACGGATGGCTCCCTTATGGGAAAAACCGCAGCTTTAATTAGCTTCGGGTTAGCGTTAAAGAATCCTTCATCATCCGCGTAATTCAGCAACCCAATTGCCAGCAAACATGCTGCTTCTGAAACCTCGGCCATATCCTCATCTGTCCAGAACTCTGGCTTTATAGTGCGGATTCTTGCCATTATTCGATTCCTCCATAAACTTTCCGCTCAACAGTTAAACGGAAATCAGTCCATGATCGGCAACATTTGGCTATATACTCTAATTCATTGATATCATTACCATAATCAACCCACGCAGATATAAGGCTCATAACAAGGTTTTCGTTTACACAAACCCTATTTCTGAGAATCCCCCGAATATAGTGGGAACGCTTAACAGAGTCAGGCTTAGAAAGCATGTTGATTACGCGGGGAATATAGTCAAAGAATGCTGTTGCCGTTTTTCCGTCAATAACACTCACATCAGATAGGATTTTTTCAAATGAAATATCTATAGCTTTATAGATCAGTTGCGGTGAATGTTTTTTTGCCATCAACAAGCAACCTCTTATGCCTGATTCATTGAGCTTCAAAGGCGCTATGTAACTATTGATGATCTCGCAAATAGAATCTGCCAAGGTGTTATCGATGCTTTCCATTTCATTACGCCAAGAGATAAGCATGGCAAGCTGCTCCCTTCTCTCGTTTAATTGCTGTAATTGCTCAATTTGCACTTTAACAATTGATGTGTCACTTAATAGGCCATCAGACTTACCAAGGTTGCAATCAACGCATGAGGTGATCATATTTAAAACATCATTACCACCTCCCTTGCTAACCGGGAAAATGTGATCAACATGCAAAACAATTTCCGGTGCAGACTTACCGCAGTATTGACATTTGAATCCGTCACGCTTGAAAACTTCAAACCTAACTTTTTTAGAAATTTGCTTTCTGCTCATAACACCACCTGGGATTGTGCAGACCTCAATATTTCGGTCATTTCACGACGCCTACGATAGACCCGGTCAACATTGCACTGAACACACTCTCCACTTATCGTCCATCGCTCACTTAAATGACCGTGTTTACAGGTTTTGCCTGTATAAAATTTATTGAGGCCCTTCTCTGCAGCCTGTCGTTGAGTAATGATTTTCAAAAACGCCCCCTGAATCTGTTATTTGTTCTTGCCTATTTTGCACAACCAGAAAAATTGATCAACCACATTCGGATTTTTGTTACCTCCCTGATAAGCGCCCTTGATTTTCAGGCATAAAAAAACCTCCCGAAGGAGGTTTGGTTAACCTGGTGAAGGCTGAATATGAATCATTCGTAAAAAAGACCAATGAATTTTTCTTTGGAAACGTCCGCTCCGGCCGCAACGCAAGCCTGATGCAGGTTGCTCATCAACTCGGTGCGCGGCACCTTATTTTTATTAATGAGATGGGATTTTATGTACCCCGGCGTTGTACCCGCATTGGTAGCAACTTGCAGACGATTTTCAGGAGTCAGGCTTAGCCAGAACTTTTTGAAGTCGAAATCGTTCATTTTATCCTCGTTTAAATCGCTATATCGGGTCAATGATTACCCAAAAGGTGCCGTCCTGCAAGCGTGATTACCAAAATGGTGCATTTACCTTTTTGGTAACTTTGATTTAAATAGCATCATCGCGTAAACCGAACCCATAAGAAGGCCATGAAAAGCATCCACGACATCAGAAGAGAAAACCTCAGAACTATCATTCAGAAAGACTTTGACGGTAGGCAGATCCGCATGGCGGAAGCTTTGGGTTTCCAGCCTAATTTGATATCGCGTTGGATGGCTTCACCAGAGATGGCCAGTGCAAAAAATATTGGTGGCGCATCAGCCAGAAAGATAGAAGCTGCTGCCCGCAGACCGGCGTTCTGGCTGGACACCGATCACGCTATGTCGATTGCTGCAGATGTTGAGCCAGTGGACGCCAACACAGAGATTGGCATCATCGCCGCCAATAACCTGACTGCGTGGATGCAGGCCAATAAGGAACTGAGGACGCAGGCAGCCGTTGCAGAGAAAGCAGAAGTCGGCCAGTCCACGATTAACCGCCTGCTGAAACGCGAGGCGAGCATCTCGATTAACAACCTGGCTGCCATCGCTGCCGTGTTCAATCGCAGGGCCTATGAAATGCTGATCCCACCGCATGATGAATCGGTCATTCAGTATGACCACAGCCGGTATGCAGCACTTCCAGCAGAAGACAAAGCGAAGATAAAATCGTTCATCGACTTCGTCATGAGCGAAAGCACTAAGTAATCCCCTTCTACATTTCTGCGCTGTACATCATGGTGCCAGACCACAGCATTTCCTTTTGCCACAAATAATTACCTTTTCGGTAACTTTATTTCTTGCTAACGATTGACACCACCCGTAAATGAATTTAAATTACCTATATCGGTTACCGAAATGGTAACCCGCTCTTTAACAATCAGGACGACATACACCACCGCAGACGCGGCCTTTATAAGGAAAGTTGTATGTGAAATTCAATGTTGTCTCACCGCTGCCCATGCGTGCGTGGGTTTCGGTAAGGCAGCAAAACCCACCATCACATAACTAACTGAGACTACCGATATGACAATCAGCACAAAGGTTTACTTCAAGAAAATTGGAAGCATTGAGCATTCAAGAGGTCAAGGCTATAACGCAGTTCTTGAAGCAGAAATGGATGATATCAATATTGTAGATTCTTTCTCTGCTGAGCAGATAGTTGCAGAAATGGATAACGAATCTCTGCTGAACGAGATGAAATTGAGTGAAATTATCGAGTTCGTAGAATCAAATGGCTACGAAGTAATCGCAGAACAGTAACCCTCCCGGAGCCGCAACCATGAAACTGATAAACACATTAACCGGTGAGATATTCGTTGTCCGTCGCCGTGGTTGCGACTACCGGGTTGAAATATCAGATAACCCACGAAGCACCATGACAATGGACGAACGCCAGTTCCTGGCATTCACGTTCAAACCGGAAATTCAGGAAATTAAAGAGCCAGAAACACCGGCTCACTCTTTTTTACGCCTTGAATAGTTACCAAAACAGTAACTAATTAGGAGCATCAAATGCGTTTCACGATCCAAAACGGTAAACATATTTTCACCATCAACGGCCAGACCCGCGCTTTTGAGAGTTTCCGCAGCGGCGTGGAATGGGCGTACATCACTAAAACGGCGATGAAAGTCGCCTGTGAATTTTAAGGACATAGCAATGAGTGAAGAAAAACAATTACCTTCCGTTGTTATCACGGAAGACATGGCGCCGACTCTTTACGTGCCGTTGGGGTTAGACGGATTCCTGGCTGAAATCCGTGAAGCAGTAAACGAGGTTCCCGACCTGAGCACAAAGAAAGGTCGTGACCGTATCGCTTCTCTCGCGGCGTCAGTCAGCCGCAGTAAAACGGCCATTGAAAAGCCGGGGCGTGAGTACCTGAAGCGTCTCAAGGAAGCCGTCAAGCCAGCTGAGGGCGAGCTGAAACGCTTTGTCGATGCGTGTGATGCATTGCGCGACGAGATTCGCCTACCTCTCACCGAGTATGAAAATGCGGAAAAACAGCGAATCGCTGACCTGCAAAACCGGCTTACCTGCCTGCGCAATTCATCACAGGTTGTTGATGAGTTCGGATCCCCTTACCACTCCTCTGAAATCGCTGACCGCCTCACTCAGGTGAAAGCAATCGCCATAGACGAAAGCTGGCAGGAATTAACCGCTGAAGCAGCCGTCGCCAAAGACGCGGCGGTTTCGAAGCTGGAACAGGCGCTAGAACTGGCGACCAAGCGTGAAGCGGAGGCCACTGAGCTGGAAAACCTGCGAATTCAGCAGGAAGCACAGCGCCAGAAAGATCTGGAAGCCGCACGTGAAAAAGAAATCGCTGACCGGGTTAAGCGAGAGGCCGAGCTTGCTGCTCAGGCAGAGCGTGAAGCATCTGCAAGGCGTGAAGCTGACGCGGTGGCAGCACAGCAGAAAGCTGAACGCGAAAAGAAAGAGGCTCTGGAAAAAGCTGAACGAGATAAGCAGCAGGCAATTGCCGCCGAGCAGTTAAGAGCGCAACAAGCTGAGCAGGCTCGTTTGGCAGAGCAGAAACGTATTGCTGATGAATCTGCTGCCCGCGCTGCAAACGTCGAGCACAAACGGTCGATTAATCAAAAGGCTGTTTCTGATTTAGTCGCTGCCGGAGTCCCTGAAGAATGTGCCGTGCAATGCATCCGCGCTATCGCATCAGGGAAAGTGTCCTCAACCCAGATCAATTACTAACAGGTGAACACCATGGCATCGCCAGCCTTTCATGAGCGGTTGGAAGAACACCGCTGGGAACAGAGTTACGCCGACGAGCGCAAAGAAGAAATGCTGACTGAGCGCGCCGCTGAACTGGCAAAAGAGTTTCCAGATACGTTCTGGAAATCCCTGAGTCCATTTCATGAGCTGTCGCACTTCTCTTCAGCAATGTCGAAAACGGTCTGTTTAGAAGCCTATCAAGAACTGGTGACGGCGATTTGCATGGAACAGGCCAAAGAAGAATACGACTACCGGTTTTTAATGGGGGAGGAACTTTAATGGAACCGGGAATTTATCACGATATTTCGAACGAGGAATATCACAGCGGGGCTGGGGTTAGTAAGTCCCAGCTCGACGATGTAGCTGTCAACCCAGCGATCTTCCCCTGGAAGAAAGCAGCGCCGGTCGATGATGAAAAGCTGAAGGCGCTGGACATGGGTACCGCGCTGCACTGCCTGCTGCTGGAGCCGGATGAATTCAGCAAGCGTTTCATCAAAGCACCAGAGTTTAACCGGCGCACCACCGACGGAAAAGAGCGCGAAAAGCAGTTCATCAAAGACTGTGAGGACACGGGCAAAACGGTTATGGATTTTGAACAGCACCGGAAACTGTCCCTTATGCAGGGTAGCGCAATGGCCTATCCACCGGCTCGCTGGTTGCTGGAAGCAGACGGATATACAGAGTCTTCATTCTACTGGCAGGACGATGAAACCGGCGAGCTGTGCCGTTGCCGCCCTGACAAATATCTAAAAGCCCGCCCGGTTATCGCTGACGTGAAAAAGGTTGCCGACATGGACCGGTTCGCCAGGCACATCGAGGAGTTCCGCTACCACGTTCAGGCTGCCATGTACCGCGACGGGTTTTACCAGACCTTTAATGAATATCCCCTATTCGTCTTCATCGCTGTCAGCGACACGATCGACTGCGGCCGGTACCCGGTGCGCGTGTTCGAACTGGAAGAAAAAGACTTAGAAGAAGGTCACCGCCTATACCGGCGTGATCTGAATACTTTCCATAAGTGCCGAACCAGTAATGCCTGGGGCGGTATTGAAAAAATCCAACGCCCTGCGTGGGCAAGAAAACGGGACGGGATCCAATGAGTAATCAAGAAATGATAATTGTGCAGGACCAGCCTGCAACCATGACGGCCAGTAATGCCGTATTCAACCCGCAGGCGCTTCAGCAGTTGAAAGGTTTTGCAGACATGATGTCGCAATCCAGCATCAGCGTCCCTGCTCACTTCGTCGGCAAGCCAGCAGATTGCATGGCCGTCGTAATGCAGGCGATGCAGTGGGGTATGAACCCGTACGCAGTGGCACAAAAAACCCACCTGATTAACGGCGTGCTCGGCTACGAGGCGCAACTGGTAAATGCTGTGATATCCAGTTCAAACGTTATACAGGGCCGCTTCCATTATGAGTACGAAGGCGACTGGTCGAAGTGCACAAAAACAAAGGAAGAAACTGTGCAGCGGCCCGCGAAAGGTGGCGGAACGTATGGAAAGACCGAGCGAGTAAAAGGCTGGTCTGATGCTGACGAAGAAGGCCTGTCGGTTCGTGTTGGCGCTGTTCTACGCGGAGAAACTGAAATTACCTGGGGCGAGCCGGTGTATTTCTCCAGCGTAGTAACTCGCAACTCGCCGCTCTGGGTTTCAAACCCTAAACAGCAGATCGCTTATCTCGGTGTTAAGTACTGGTCTCGGCTCTACTGCCCTGAGGTAATTCTCGGCGTCTACACGCCTGACGAGTTAGATGAAGGACCACTCGTTGAAAGAGACATCACTCCAACGCGCACTTCATCTTCCGACCTGAATAACTTGATCAACGGCGTGGTTGAAGATACGCCAGCTGAAAACACAGAACTGGTCACCGAGTTAACAGCGCTGATCAATGATGCAACCACACTTGAAGAGGCTAATGCAGCCGGTGAAAAGGTGAAAGATAGCCAGTCACTGATTAGCAAAGCATCCTATGACGAACTGCTGTACGCCGCGAAAGTTAAGTATGTGCGCCTCGACAGTCACCACTTTATTGAGGCAGCGATCAACAGCCTCGACCTCGGCGATGAAGACCGGGCAGACAAGTTTGCCGCAGTAGAGAAAGAACTGAAAAAGCGGGAACATAAGCTCGGCGCTGAGTTGTTCGAAGCCTTCACCATCACCCTTAACGATCTCCGTCCTGAATTCCAGTAACCACCACTATGCGGGGCAGTCGCCCCGCTCCTCTTGAGGATCAACCTATGAAAGCAGCAGTACGAAAAACCAAACTCTTGAGCATGGTGCCTCTGTCTGAGTACGCCATCGACAAGTTAGAAAAAGCCGGTGACTTTCCGAAACGCTTCCCGCTTACCAGCCGCGTTGTAGCGTGGGATCAGGAAGAAGTTGAAGCGTGGCTTGATGCGCGCAAGCAGAACCCTGAGCTGATCGAACGTGACCCATCGATGGCCACGAAGAACGCCAGCAACCCTAACCACCTGAAAGCTCAATTACGCGCAGAACAGCGCACAGGGGTGTGACCATGAAAGAGCGCCCTATTTTATTCAACGCTGAGATGGTTAAGGCCATTCTCAGCGGTCGAAAAACGCAGACTCGTCGGATTATGAAAGACCAGCCTGAGGTTATTCCGCCAGAAGATGAATGCGGAGTCCCTGGCTACTGGATCCCATGTCACGCTGGGAAAACTATGGTTCGTAACGACATGATGAAAATTGCCTGTCCGCTTGGGATGCGTGGCGATCAGCTTTGGGTGCGTGAGACTTGGGCGCGCTACAACATCGACCAAGATAGCCATGACATGGCCTACAGAGCCACTAAAACGGATGATTGGCCTGAAGGTGCCCGCTGGCGTCCATCCATCCACATGCCGCGCTGGGCATCACGTATCGACCTGCTGATCACCGGCGTTCGCATTGAGCGGCTGAATTCAATCAGCGAGCATGATGCTCAGGCTGAGGGAGCAACAACAGCCGTTTGGTTCGCAAAACATGGCGTTCCAGAGGAAGACTGGGAGACCCTGACTCCGGGGCCAAACTTTCCGGCAACACACATAAACGGTTTTGCCACCCTTTGGGATTCTATCTATCAGAACTGGGATGAAAACCCGTGGGTATGGGTGATTGAATTCGAACGTATCGGAGGTGACCTATGAGCATTGGTTACATCAACCTGTCAGCACAAGCAGTGTCCGCAGAGCAGCGCGGCGACTTTGCCGAGGCTGCAAAACTCTGGGCGGCAGCCAATGCGCTGGCGAATGGCAAAAACGTTTACTGGTCTGACGAACGCGCTGACTTCTGCCGCAAGGCAGATAAGCGCGCCAGTGTCGGTGCCGGGGAGGCATCTACTCATGAGCGAGCCATCTGAAAAACCAAAGTCCGAACAGCCTTTGCTGGATTACAACCGTGCGGCCGGTAAAAGCCGCAACCTGGCTAAGTTGGCTGAACTGAAAGCGAAACTGGGGATGAAGGGGAAGCAATCATGATGGAAAAAGTAATCCTCGATATGTGCTGCGGCTCCAGGATGTTCTGGCTCGATAAACAAGATGAGCGCGCTGTATTCAGCGACGTGCGCAGCGAAAATCACACGCTATGCGATGGGCGCCATCTGGTGATCAGCCCGGATGTTATCGCAGACTTCCGCCAACTGCCGTTCGAAGATAACAGTTTTGCCCAGGTTGTATTCGATCCTCCTCACCTCGAGCGCGCTGGTGTGAATGGCTGGATGCGGAAGAAGTACGGTGCTCTGGATAAAGCAACGTGGCGTGATGATATCGCCGCCGGTTTCCGCGAAGCGTTCAGAGTGTTGCGGCCACACGGAACGCTCGTTTTCAAATGGAACGAAACGCAGATACCCGTTGCGCAGGTAGTCGTCCTGACTGACCAGAAGCCAACAATCTGGCAGCGCACCGGCAAAGGCGACAAAACTCACTGGATCCTGTTTTTGAAGGAGTAAGCCATGAATAACGATTTAGAGCAGTTCAGCGAAGAAAGGCTGATGGCACTTATACACGAATCATCTAAGCCAGAAATTGAGGCACTCGCCCGCATCGCCTTATCGGTAAAGCAGGCCAAAGCTATCGGGTATGTTGAGAGCAAAACCACTGGCACTGACCGCTTTATCCTTAAAGGGTTTTACGCGCAGAACATCAACATTGGTGACAGCCTCTACGGCACCCCACATCCAGCCCATACAGAGCAGGATGGTTGGATTAAGTGCAGTGAACAGCTTCCAAGTGAGTCATCTCACGATAAATGCTTGCTATGGAATGGTCATTACATTCGTTATGGTAAATGGCTTTCTCCTGATTGTTCTGGCCGAAATTGCTGCTGGCATGATGATTATGACCACAAAATAAAAGGCAGGCAAATTACCCACTGGATGCCACTACCCGCCGCCCCTAAACCGGAGTGTGAATGATGTACCAGCTTATCTATTGTGATCCGCCTTGGCGTTACGACAACGTGGTAAGCAACGGTGCCGCCGGTAATCACTACGGCACCATGTCGCTGACTGACCTGATGCGTCTGCCAGTCTGGTCAATTGCCGCTGAGAGCGCTGTGCTGGCGATGTGGTACACCGGCACCCATAACGCCGAGGCCGTTAAGCTTGCCGAAGCGTGGGGCTTCAAAGTCAAAACGATGAAGGGTTTCACCTGGGTGAAGCTGAACCAGCTGGCTGAGCAGCACATCAATAAAGCGCTGGCCGCCGGTGAGGTTCAGGACTTCTACGACTTCATGGATCTGCTGAACACTCAAACGCGCATGAACGGCGGGAATTACACGCGCGCCAACAGCGAGGATCTGCTGATCGCCGTGCGCGGTACCGGTCTGGAACGTCTCAGCGCCAGCGTGAAGCAGGTGATCCACTCGCCACTTGGTGAGCACAGCGCGAAACCGTGGGAGGCTCGGCACCGGCTGGAGCTTCTTTACGGTGACGTGTCACGCATTGAACTGTTCAGCCGCGGTGAAGCCGATGGCTGGCACCACTGGGGGAACGAGTGCCCGCGAAATGATATTGGACTTTTGCCTGGTGGCGTAATGCACATCGACTGGGCCAGCGATAAGGAGAATGTAGCGTGACACATAACGAATTGAACGCGCTCGCGGTGAAATGGCTTAAGCGTCCATCGAGCGGGAACGGGCCAGGCTGTCAGTTGGCATTGTCTGAGGTCGGCGGGCTGTACGGTGGCGAGCGTGCTGACGCTTTCGGGTACCGGTGGGGATTTGACGGCGGTTCGGTGGTTGTCGAGTCGAAGGTCAGCCGGTCTGATTTTCTGGCAGATCGGGCGAAACCACACCGGAACGGAAAATCGAGCGGCATGGGAACATACCGGTATTACATCTGCCCTGAGGGCTTGATCAGCCTAGACGACCTTCCCGAACGCTGGGGGCTTTTGTGGGTGAACAAGCGCGGACACATCAAGCTGAAAGCCGGTCACGTCTGCGCCTACCTCGCTTGCGGCTATCGCGGCCACGAACTCGCACCGTTCTGGCAGCATCCGGCAGACCAGCGTTTCGAGCTGGACATGCTTGCACACGCGCTGGTTCGGTTCGGGGATCCTGAGGAAACCAAGGAGCTGGTGCGCGGCGCACATCGAGAACGTTCCCGCCTGGCTGGCGAGGTTGACCGGCTCAACGAAGAGATCAAACAGTACAGGCTCGACCGCTGGAAGCTGCATACCTATGAACAGAAATTCGGCGAGCTAAGCCGGACTTGAAAATTCACCTCTCCTTCTCGATCCACCCATCAACCATATCCGCCCACTGCTGCAACATGTCTCGGCGCTGCTCCGCGTATTCTGCTTTGTTGTAGACTGCGCGGACACCGCCCTGCTCATGCGCCAGACATTTCTCTATCCAGTCAGTATTAAACCCCGCCTCATGCAGTAGCGTTGACGCCGTCCGGCGCAGGTCGTGGACGGTGAAATGCTCGAAACTCCCACCCTGTTTTTGAATCCACGCAATTGTTTTATTGATCATCGTATTCAGTGCTGGTGATGATAGCGTTCTGTCATCGCCGAATCTGCCCGGGTGAATATAGGCAGCATTTCCATAAATACCGTTCAGCCCGATCAGGATGTCATATGCCTGATTGGACAGGTACACGACGTGCGGCCGCGACATCTTCATCAGTGATGCCGGTATGGTCAGCGTTCTCTTTTCAAAATCCACCATGTCCCACGTTGCAGACTGCAATTCGTTTTTCCTGAGCATCGTCAGAAATAACAGTTTGAGAAGCATGCGCATTGAAGGTGCGTTGGCGGTGGAGTGCAACGCGTTGAAGAAGACGCCGATTTCTTTTTCACTGAGTGCCCTGTCACGCGGCTTGAACTTGGCGATCGTACTGGAGGGGACTTTATCAGCCGGGTTGTCGCCATCATAACCCCGAGCCTGCGCAAACCTGAATATCTTGGCGACGATATCCCTGACCATTACGGCTGTAGATGGTGCACCGTTATCCCTTATTTTCTCACAATGCTCCCGGAGCATGCTGGGAGTTACCTCTTTCAACAGCATCCGGCCATACTTCGGCTTGATGTGGTTATTTATCATTGCCTGTCGTGTTGCCAGTGTAGACGGGGCGCCTTCCCATATCTTTTTCCAGAGAATGATGTAATCGTTCATCCTGGTTGCGTTTCGTGTGGCTGACTTCCCCTCTCTCTTTTTGGTAGCGGGTGATTCACCGGCATCAACCAGCTTTTTGGCTGCATTGAGTTTATCTCTGGCCTCAGCAAGAGATATTCCATCGGCACCGTATTTACCGATCGTCAATGTTTCTCGCCGTCCGTTTATCCGGTAGTCATATCGAAAGCTGACGGTACCGCCGGGGGATACGGCAACGTATAGGCCATCGCGGTCTGAAACCTTATACAGCTTGGCCTGCGGCTTAAGGCTTTTTAATTTTGTGTCAGTAAGCATGCGCGTTCTCTGGGTGAATACCGTCAGTGGTTACCAAAATGGTGTCGGTATAATGGCGGTAAACTTACCCTGAAAAATAAATACCGTCAAAATAACCGACGGTAAAATGATGCTCTCTGAAATCGTTTCCAATCGTTAAAAAGAAAAGAGGCGTCAGAATCACTGAGCGCCTCTTGAAATTAGAAATCGCAGTCAATCGTTAGAATGCCATCATTTACAATAGACATTTTACATGCAAGAGCATTTAAGAGTTTACCTTTGATAAGCGCAGGCGATCCACGCTCCAAAACAGAGTAGAATAAGAGGTATGTTTGCGTTATGTGAACACGAAATTTATCAACTTTTTAACCTCTTCGGGAAGAGCTGCCATGCGTACCGTACTCAATATTCTTAACTTTGTTTTAGGTGGTTTTTTCACCACGCTTGCCTGGCTGCTTGCTGCGCTGGTCAGTATCGTGCTGAT